CTTGCAGTTTGTACCAACTACAAGGTTATTGTTTTGAGCTGCTTGATGTGCATGATGTTCTTGAGTTTAGAACCAATTGCATTAACTGTGACCATATTTTATATAGTTTCTTTAGCATCTGGCGCTCACACTCATGCTGTGGGATGTTTGCATCCTTTTGCAAATGCATTTCATGGCTTTTCTGCTTATTTCTTTTGTACGCAGCTTGATGATCTTCCAACTTCTTACGTCTTGTTTTCTTCCAATTGGATGTTTTACAAGATGTCGAGTTTGTTTGGCAAGCCTTCTCATTGTAAAATGAAGCATTTTAGGATTCCGATTTTATTTTGTTGTTTTTCCATTGTATTGACTTCTTATAGAGTGTTTATGACAGATGAGTGCAAGCACAAGTACATCTTTTTTGTGATTTATTTGTTTAATTGTTTTATGCAATGTCTTGTGGCGTGCCGCAATCTCAAGAATGATTTATATGTTGAAACCCACATGGTTGAAAAGCCTCGCTTGAGTTGGTGGGAAGGTTTAATCAAGATGGGCACAACTTGTTCTGAAGTCAAGCTAGTTTGTGTTGGTTTGTTCACTTGTTTTGCAATTTCTCTGTATAATATGATTTTCCCTAAGGCTGAAGTCAAAAGATTTGATCCTGCTTCCACTTGGAACGATGATTTTTCTATTAAGCTTAGTGGTGAACCTGACAGAACTCCCGACAAGTCAAGAAGTGATGCATTGCGCAGTGCTTGTGAAAGCGTCGCCATTGTTAATTTACTTTTTTACGATCATGGGTGGGTTCCTAACGTTTGTACTGTAGGCAATGGCTGCTTTTACATACCCACACATTGTCTTAAGGGTACTTCGCTTTTAGTAAATGGCAAGGTGCAATGGCGAGAGAATTCTTGTCCCATTCGCATCCATGTTATTTACAGGTCAAGTTCATTTCTTCTTGACACTGACAGTCTTAGCGTGTTTGAAGTTGGCTCTGACACTGCAATGGTCAAGTGCGATCATTTCATTAATTCCACTCCCATAGAAGATTTCAGCATTTCCGACACTGACGTTGCTTATTCTTACACTCCCGAACTTCTTTATTTTGGTCCCACTGACCCCATTCACATATCAGAACTTGAGAAGTTGGGTGAGGATTTTGGACCTAGACCAGAGTTGGAAGACATTGTTAGTGCCATTAATAGAAATTTGGATGATCCTGTTAAACGCAAGGAGTACATGAAAGTTCTTAGTCGTGTGAAGCTTCTTATGCATCTTCAGGAAGTTTCAGAGTTTAATATGTATGACAACATTGAGTGGCTTAGGGCCATTCTTACTCAAGGCAGGGTCGAATTGGTACGTCTTAGTCCTTTAACTATGCAAAAAGTTAGCCAAACTGACACCAAGGGATATAACCATATGACAGACACTAGGTTGGAGAGCGATCCACCACCAACGACCGGAGATTCGATTTGGGTGAAGCCCACCAGATACAAGTTTAAAGTCAGCATTGTTAGATGTTCTGTGCCTGAGGTGGTTAAATGTCCCGTACCTATCATATGTGGCTTGCCCATAATGCGCAGGGGTGCTATAATTGGGATGCAGACAGGTAGTTCTTTAGGACTTGACGGTCGTCCTTTGTATATGATTGCCAGGTGTGGATTTTCCAGCGATGTCCATTCCATGACCCTTGAAGAGAGTTACAAGCTTACGTTTGGGAAGGACATTACTACCACTAATGCTCACAAAAGGCATTGTTGGGTCAATCATGTTGAGCCTGGGCAACGCATTATTCATGTTCGTAGTATCAATGGTGAGAGAGGCAATTACAAGAGCAAGAAGTCGGCTTTCAAGTACAATCCTTCCATGTCTAAGCTTAACACTATTATGGCTTCAGTGCATGGTGATTCCATTCACACAGTTGAACGCAAAACTGATCTTAATTCGTACAAACAGTCTTCAACAAAGGTTCTTGGCAGGTATACGACGGTTAATCCTAGGATGCGTCTTCCTTTGTGTCAGGCATTTGTGGATGCTAGAATTTTGTGTTCTTGGATAACTCTTGCTGATAATTTTTTCCACAAGCAGGATTTGTCTGTCATCGAACCTTGGGATTTTAATTTGGCTGTCACTGGCGACGACCTTGTAGGCCCACTACAGGGTGATAAATCCACTGGTGTTCAACAATTTCCTGGTGCTTTGAGAGAACATGTTGTTCTTGATTGCAACGGGCGCATTACTTCATGCGTTGAGGGCAGCGAGCTTATGGCCATGTCGAAACAATATTACGATACAATGGTTAAGAAGACTGCTGGGGTTTCTGTTGTTACCAAGAACTTTCCTAAAGTTGAGAAACACAGTTTTGTTAGAACGGGCATGTCTGATGAAGAGTTTGATGTTGAATGTGACAAAGCTTGCAGGATTATTCAAAACGTACCTACAACAACAGCTGTTACGCTTAGGTGTGCTTTTAGCTTCATGCTTAGATTTTTTAGTCATTTTAATGCTATTTGGTCTAGCCCTTATGGCAAGCCTCCTTATGCTGAAGCAGCGGTTTGTGTTCATCATACGCCAGGTGAGCGGTTCACAGCTTGTTCTCTTGACATAAAGAAGATGGACGCTTCGATTGATGGCGATGTCAGTGATTCTGTTTTTGGATTTTGGCGCAATCAGATTAGGTGGATGTCC